TCATTCTTCATCTTCTGTTTCGTACTCCACATCAGAAAGCCTTACCTCAAGCTCCAAGGACGTCGTGAAGCCGCTATTATTCAGAAAATGTGTCACCTTAGTGATTGTCCAGTCCTGCTCGTCTATGACGCGCTTAAAGCCTGACACTTTGACCGGTGTTTCCGTGTAAATATCTGCACGACCGGTAGCCAGGCTAATGGAGAACTCCGCGACGCCCCGTTGCAGTTTGTCCCACTTCGCCTGAGCGGCGCGCATGGCCTGCGCTTTCGTGGCATATACCGTGGTCAGGGCAAAAACGTTGTCAGCCTCACCGGCCATGTATTCACCTTCGCGCGCTTCCGGTACTTTTGGCGCTTTCTTCTGCCTGACCGGTTTCGCTTTCGGGTGCTCCAGTGCGCGCAGGTGTTTCTCTTTCTTTTTGCGTTTCAGTTTTACCTTCTGCTTTTGCGGCTTCGGGTCTTTGGTGTGTAACCACTTTGCCGTTACGCCGGTGTAGGCTCCACGGTCAGCAATCGCAAAATGATGACGGTCGCCGTCGCTGCGGGTGATGGTGACCTGCTGGATTTTTTTACCGCTGGCCGTCACCCCCTGCCCCGCTTTGAGAAACAACAATTTTCCCATTTTTACCGACACCTCACCGCCGTTGCGTTCAGCAAGGCGGGTCAGGAATTTTGCATCAGACTCCTGCGACTGGTCGATGTGCGGGATTTTAATTCCGGCCAGTGACGGCGCGACACTGGCTTCCAGCCTGTTACGGGAGGCTATTGCCTCAACAATCGCACCGAGCGTGGTGTCATGCCAGGAGCCTTCACGGCGGGAATTGAGCGTCCCGCGAAAATCTGCACTCCGGGCGCGGATGGTGACCACATCCGGCGCGCCCCGGTGTTCAACCTCATCAACGGTAAATTTCCCTTTGCATACCAGGGCAAAACCTTTCCAGCCGATATACACCGTCAGGACAGCGCCACGAATCGGCAGCCCGACCTGCCCGTCGGCATCGTTCAGTTCAATATCAAGCTGGTCAGCCTCAAAGCCCCGGTTATCCGTCAGAGTCATGCTCATTAGACGGTCGCTGATATTGCCGGTAATATCCCTGCTGTCGAGCATCAGCATGTAATCCGGCGTCAGCGTACTGCCTGCATCAAATGTCAGTGCATCCAGCATTATCCCGCCCCCGTCATACCTGTGAATTTAGTCGCCATACTGCCAGCCTTACCGATGAGCGATTCCGCCTGTTTACCGATATCGCCATAAAGCGCGGCCAGTGATTCGTCAACGCGGGTGAGCGACAGCGTAAAATCAATTTTTCGGGGTGTGCCGTCTGCAAAGAAAATACTCCCTGTTTCACTCACCTTGCTGATGACATACATGCCGTAAATCATGCCGGTGCCATCCAGCAACGGCCACGCCCGACCTTCCTCTGCCATCAGCCTGAGCGTGGTCATCGTCAGCTTGCCGCCGGTCAGTTCGGGATAAAGCACACCGGCCAGCGTCATGTTTTCCTCGCCAACGCCGAGAAACTGGTAGGCATCCCGTTTACCGATACGGGAATTTGACGGCCAGCGATAATCTGATTCACGCTGCATGGTCTGGTGTGGCAGCGTCTGGCGCATAAAAACAAACATACCTAACGCGAGCATCATTATTCGTCACCTCCTTAACCGTCATGCATCATGCTGGCACGGGCGCGCGCACGTTTATCCCGCTCGTATTTTTCGAGCGCATCCTGTAACTGGCGGTCAAGCTGTGTCCCCGGCGCAGTTCCACCCGTCAGGCTGATGTGATATTCGTTTTTACTCTGGTCCACATAAGAGCGGCCAGCCGGTGCCGTGACCGGCTGATAAGCCTGATAGCCTGCATAAGAGCTGGTCGCCGGAATATAACCACCGGTGCCATACGTGGCGGCATGAGTTCTGGCGGCGGTCTGGTCAAGTGTGTCTGACTCTTTGTTGATGACCCCGAGCTTTTCCAGTACCCAGTCAATGCCGCTGCGCAGTTTGTTGAACGCATTAAGCGGCAGCATCAGCGCGTCAGCCAGTGCCTGCCCGAACATGACGCCCGTGTCACGGCAACGGTTCAGGGTGTCCTGTGTGGCTTTGACCGGGGCAATCAGGTTTTTAAACCACTGCCACGCGGCCTGTAACTTTTCGCCCAGCCAGTCAAACACCGGCTTAAGTGGCGTGAACAGTTCCCCCACCGGCGCAAATGCCGCTTTCAGCCCTTCCACCACACCGCCAAAGAATGCGCTGACAGGCTCCCAGTATTTACGGATAAGCAACGCCCCGGCGACAATGGCGGCCACCACGGCCACAACCGGCCAGCTAATCGCCCCGATGGCCGTCATAACGGCACTGCCAACCGTCGTGAAGATTGCCCCCATTGCGCCTGCTGCCGCGATGATGGCATTGATGCCGGTGATAACCGGCCAGGCTACGAGGCCAATGGCACCGATGATGCCAGTAAGCGCCAGTGCGCCACCGGCAATGAGACCAATGGTTGACGCCAGTGATTTGTTTTTCTGTATCCAGCCGTCGAGTTTTAACACATACTTTGTGGCCGTCTGCGTGAGCTTACGCAGCGCGCCTTCCTGCTGGTCAAACAGGTCAGTCCCCACTGCCTCATAAGCGGACTGAAACTCCTTAAAGTCACCGCCGAGGTTGTCCTGCATGATATTTACCAGCTCGGCGGTCTTCCCGTCTGAGGCTTTAAACGCAGCGGTCAGTTTGTCCAGCTTTCCGGTTGAGGCGGCAGTCATCAGCACAGCGGCGGCTGAGCTGGCCTCCTCCCCGAAAATGGTTTTCATGTATTCAGCCTGCTGGGCAGTACCGAGCCGGTTTTTCTCAAAACTGGCCTGCATTTCTTTCAGAATGGTAAATACTGGTCGGGTATTCCCCTTGCTGTCTGAGGTTTTCACGCCAAGCTCTTTGAGTGCATCCCATGCTTTTCCCGTCGGTGCCTGCAGGCGACTTAACACGGCACGGCTTCCCGTCCCCGCCATTGAGCCTGTGATTTTTGCATCATGCAGCGCCCCGACCATTGCGGCGGTTTCTTCAATGCTGACACCGGCATTTTTTGCCACAGGTGCGGCATAGGTCAGCGCATCGCTCATGCCGTCAAAATCGGCGGCGGTTTTGTTCATCGTCATGGAGAGAACATCCCCGATATGAGCGACCTTATCGTTTGAAAGCTGAAAGGCAGATTTCATCCCCATCAGCAGGGCGGCGTTTTCTTCCATCGTGCGGCGGTTCGCCAGCGCCATATTCAGTGTAACCGGCGTTGCCGCCTGAATGGCATCAACATCCCCACCGGCTTTCGCAATAATAATCTGCGCACCGGCTGCATCATCTGCCGAGGCTGCGGTATTGTCGCCGAGCTGACGCGCCTGCTTGCGTAGTGCAGCCATTTCGGCGGAGTCTTTTGCCACACCGAGCACAGCCTGTAATTCTGAGTTTTTCTGCGCAAACTCATAACCGGGCATCAGCAGCTTAACTCCGGCCATCGTTCCCGCCGCCGCAATCCCCACACCGGCAGCGCCCACCGAGGCCATATTTCCGGCCAGTTCCTTGCCTGCCTGATAACGCTGTTTGACTGCGTTAAGTTTTGCCTGTTGCGCACTGACACGCGCCAGCGCGTCACGCTGCCGGTTAAGCTGTGCGGTGGTTTCACTGATACGGTTTTTCAGCCCTCGTTCATCATGCGCCAGATTACGGGTATTAATACCCGCCTGACTCAATTCCTGACGCTGGCGCTGTACCGACAATCTCAGGCTGTTATATTTCGCCTGTAACTCAGACGCATTTTTACGCGCGGCTTCCATTGCCTTTGCCTGTGCATTTGTCGGTCGTTCAGTATTTTTAAACTGGACAGCCAGAGCTGCGGCTTCCTGTCTGGCTTTTTTCAGTTCCTGACCAGTCACGGCGAGCTGTGCACTGGTCTTGCGAAATCCCTCAATACGGGATGCCTGACCGTTCAGCTCGCACAGTGATTTTTGTGTTTCCCGGATATCCCCCGACAGCGATTTGCTCGCTGTGCGGATGGATTTAAACGGGCGGGATGCCTGGTCAACAGCCCTGAGCAATACCTGTAATTTTACATTGTTACTCATTCGTGTTTCCGCTTCGCCGGAGCGCCTTTTCGCGCCATGTGATGAGTTCGGTCAGGCTCATGGGATACAGTTCTGATGGCGGCCAGTGAAATATCACTGCCACATCCGCCATCAGGTCATCGACCGAGAGATTTTTCGGAAACATCACTGCACCGAGTTCGGCGACAAAAAACCGACCACCTTACCGGCCAGCGCCACAAGGTCAGGCAGTTCCAGCGCGGCGACTTCCTGCTCGGTCAGCATCGGTGCCGTCATGCGCGGCAGCACCTTAATCAGTGCATCGACTTCGGAGTTTGCAACCGCAGCCAGACTGACACCGCGCAGCGCCCCGGCATTGGGTTTCATCAGCGTGACCTGTTCGATAACCTGCTCACCACGTTTGACCGGATTTTCCAGGGTAATGACATTTTCTTTGTTCATGGTTTTCTCACTTCTGAATCAGGGTTAACCGGTCAGCCTGGCTGACCGTATGAAAATCACAGGCCGATATTACGGCGGTGTTGCTCCAGCCGGTCGACGCCGTTCACCTTCTCAATCATGTTGATGGTGTCGATTTCGACCAGCTCCTTACCGTCCATCGTCAACTTGAAATAAGTACAAATCACCGGGAGTTTCGATTCGGTATCCTCTCCCTGTTTACCCTCTCCGGTGTCGACTTCTTTCTGACGCCCACGCATGACCACTTCGACGGCCACCGTTTCGCCGGTATCGTCGCGCTGGTAAGAACCAGCAAAACGAATCGGTACGGCATCAGCACTGGTTGCAGCGTAAAGCTCCCAGATAACCGAATCCGGGAATCCACCGAGCGACCACTCCATTGACAGCGCATCATCATCAAGGCCGAGGTCTACCGGTGCGCTGCCGTTCATTCCCGCACCGCGATAATTTTCGAGCTTACGGGTCAGTTTTGGCAGCGTGACGGACGTTGCAACGCCCTGATAGCTGTAGCCGTTCAGAAAGACATTCATGTATTTGAGTTTGCGCGGCATTGCCATCGGTCAGGCTCCTTAATTGCTGTTAACCGAGGTGACCAGATTTGCCAGGTATTTATCGGTAATACGCTGGCGCAGGGTCAGGTTTTCGAGAGGAGGCACCGGGGTATAGTCGTAGTCGATATACAGTTTTCCGGCCTTGAGGGTTTCCGCATCGTTGGATTCTTCGCTGAACCAGCAGGTCGCATCCACGATATAGCCGTTTGTTTTCAGCTCACGGAATTTGGCATTGATGCCGTCAACGATGTCGCGAATCAGCGTTGCGGTGATGGGCTTGTCCACCGCCCACATGTGCGCCTCAGCCATCGTGTCGGCCAGCACCTGTGCGGTGCGGGTGTAGTTTTCAAAGAGGAACAGCGGGTCATCAGAGCAGGTACGGTTACCCCAGAAGCGGAAACCGTCACGGCGAATCAGTGTTGTGACGCCTGACTCGTTAAGCAGGTCAGCATCGGTGCCGGACTCCTGCAAATCCCAGAATACAGATGCGCTGATGCCGGTAACACCGTTCACCCCGACGTTGGACAGCGTTTTATGCCAGCCCTGCTCCTGGTCGATTTTGGCACGCAGCCCCAGTGCACGGGCGGTGGCATACGCGGTGGCGGTGGTACTGGTGACCGTATCCCATGCGAGGAAATCCGGCCAGATGACCATCAGCTCACGCTGGCTGAAATTCTGGCGGTAAGCTTTCACCTCGGAAATGGTTTTACAGCCCCATGCGCTGATATACCCGAAAGCGCGCAACTTCTGACAGACTGATGCCAGTGCAACAGCCACCTCTTTGGTATCCAGCCCCGGCACACCGAGAATACGCGGTTTAACACCGGTTACCGACTCCGCCGCCAGCAGGGCTTTCAGTCCGGTGTACTGGCCGTTTTCGTCGGTGGTGCCGATGATATTGGAAACGGTCTGCGCAAGTTTCGTTTCCTCGTCTTCACCGGTGCCGTCTTCCACACGCACGACAACGGTGACCGGTTTTGACTGGTCAGCGATGGCCTGCAACGATGCCGCCAGCGTGCCTTTTTTACCGGCCTTTGCAATTGCGCTCTGCACATTGGTAATCAGCACAGGTTTATTGAGGGGGAAGGTTTCCGCATCCGCATCGCTGGCCGTGCAGACCATGCCGACAATGGCAGTGGATACGGTGGAAATGACGCGGGTGCCGTCGTTAATCTCCAGCACCTGCACGCCGTGATGATAGTCACTCATCCGTTTAACTCCGTGGTTAATGGGTGAGTGGTATTTTCATGTGTGCCGGAGATGTCAGGCTATTTGTCCCGGTTGGCTGAGGGATGGCACAATTTATTCTTTGTCGCTGATGAGGCGAATTTTTTATAGAGCGTGGACAGGTCAATATCAAAAATCAGCGCCACACGTTGACGTGATTCCCTCGCAGCCAGCAATCGTCCTGCCTGTTCCCACACAGTCGATTATCTGGAGCACTGGAACTTGTCGAAATTTCCAGTGCTCCAGATATTGAATGGCCTACGCCTCCGGCAGTTCAGGCCAGATAACATCCGGCGCTGTGCTGGTATCTGTTGCTGTCACCGCGTCAATGTAATCCAGCACAGCGTTAAGCCGGGTTGTTTCTGTTTGCGTCAGTTTGCGCCCGGCCTGCAATTTCAACTGAATCAGACTAATGGAAGCCATTGCGGCATCAATCAGCGACTGGCGCTGTGTTTCTGCCGTCTCTACTGCGACGTGATGTTGCTCCTCAGTATCTGTCACCCATTTCTCACCATCCCATTTATCGTATGGCGTTAACGGGGCGATAGTGGTTGTATTTTCAGGGTAATCACCCGGAGTTTTAATTTCTTTTGATTCCCCTGTTTCGGTGCTATAGACAATTTCACCACGATGGTCTGATACATATTCCCATGATTTTAAATCCACAGAACGGCAAATTGTATAACCAGCCTTATGTGTGCCAGGAGCGTCTAAACAGGAATATGCCGGAATACCGACACCCACAGCAAGATATTCAGTTGATGCAGAAATATATTCCCGCGTCTCACTGTCATAGTTGTAAACGATAATGTTTCCTTCCTGCACGGCAATAAGTTCATTATTTAATACCGCGTGATTCATTATGCAGCCCTCACAATAAAGTTAAATGCAATATTGCGCGGTCGTGTTTCGCTCCCGCCCGTGTTACCAATACTTCCTCGTGAATGCAACCTCGGAGCCGGAATAAGGGTTCCCCCTGTATAAACGGCGTCAAGCCCCCGACCTTGTGTGTATGTATTCTGAAAAATTGTAGCCAACTCCCATTCTTCACCTGAATCATAACCATCGTTGGCAACAACAATATGGCGGTGCTTCTCCAGCATCCCAGCCTGAATGCTCAATAAAGCACGTCCTGCATCAATACCACGCCCGTCATCCCATCCACGAATAAACTCACCACGTAAATCCAGCAGTTTCCCTGACGGGTATGCTTTGGCAAGGTTGGGATATTTCACTTTATCAAAGGCAGCACCATTGCATTTCAGCCAGCCTGTCGGCGGAGTAGCAGAAGGCCACGGAATCGGTACACCAACAGGCAATGCAGAGCCTTCTCCCAAACCAAGATAATCAAGAACTCCCTGTGTGCTGGGCTTACTAAGAATGGCACGACCAACACTTGTCAGTGCAGTTAACGCGGCACGATCTACCCCTGTAAAATAAGGGAGTTTATCTGCCGCTGTAGCAAGCCCTGCCAGAGCAGTGAGTATGGCGTCTGCCGGTTGTCTTCCATTAGCCAGGTCGTATGCAGCCTTTACCGCTTTTGGCGTTGCAGCCAGTGTTTCAGATGTGCTGTTGGTTGCACTACTGAGCTGAACAAGCCCTTTTCGTGCCGTAGTCGCATCCTGAGCGGTATATTTCCCGTTAGCCAGGTCATATGCAGCCTTAACCGCTTTCGGTGTTGCGGCCAGTGTTTCAGATGTGCTGTTGGTTGCACTGCTTAACTGAGTAAAACCTTTTTCTGTCAGCGAGGCATCCGGGTGACGTCGTGACTGTTCGTGCTCAGAAATTTTGTCATCCACATATTTACGTGTTGCCAGTACCACAGCCGGGTCGATTTTCAGCGTGATGGCTTCGGTGTTCGTGACAACCAGAATCATGCGGATAGTCTGGGTGCGGCCACTGCCTTCCTGTAACTGCGGCTTGTACGTTTCCGGGCAGTTCGCCACCGCAATGAGTACGCCTTCATCATCATAAAGCCCAATCTCACGGATCCAGAATCCGCCCTCGTTCTCAGGGATGATTTGCTCCGCAATAATCTGGCTCTGGTTGTTCGGGTCAACACTCAGAAGATTCAGCGGCGCGATGCGTTTCTGGTTAATCAGTTTTGTCTGTGCCGGGTCTGGTGTCGGCAAGACACCATTCGCATCACCAACGGCCATTTGCGTCAGATTCAGCTTACTGCCGAGCATCGTCGCGTTAGCCAGCCGTGCTGCGCCCTGATTAGTCAGAATGGCGTAGTATTTCACTGTCATGCGTTTACTCTCAGGTTATCAATTAAATGAATGGCCGAGGCCGGGAAATAATCCCCTCCGACAATAATGGCCTCCGGGGTGTAGGGATAAACCGTCAGGGCGTCACCGTGATAGCATCCCGCACCGGCAAAAATGTTGCCGGTTGTACTTAAACTGATAGCCAGTCCCGTCAGATGGCGGCTTGCCGGTTTTGCATCAGCAACGAGACGCTCCAGCTCCTGATACATTTCCTCGGTAATACCCTGCTCAAGCACGCCAACAACGATGCGGAACGTCCCCGGTTTCTCGTTGAGTTGCCACCACTCCCTCACCTCAATCAGATAGCCAAGCGGCTCCACCACACGGCGAATCGCACCGATAGTGCCCTTATGGCAGTGAATGAAATACGCATCGCGGATAACAGCGCGTTTGGTCGCTTCCGGCCACTTATCATCCCAGCGGTCAACCGAAAACGCCCACGCCAGCCACGGCAGCAGATTTGCCGGGCAGGTGTCCGGGTTCCACAGTTCACGAATACTGACCGGCGTTTTTTCAATTTCCGCACAGGCTTTTGCGGCGGCGACTTCAAGCGGTGATGAGCCGGTCGGCAGCAGGCGCGAATCACTCATCCGAGCCTCCGGTCACGACGCTGTATTCGGTGCAGAAAGACGCCTGCGTATTGTTGAGCACGATGTCGGCCAGCGGTGCAGTCAGTTCGACACGCTGCACGCCTTCCACATGCAAAGCGGCATAAATGGCAGACAGACGGATGTCGCGCCCCAGCCGGTGCTGTGCCGTGATATACGCTTCCAGTTTTTTCACGGCGGCAGCGCGGATGGGTTCGCTTTCGGGACCAGGGTAAAGGTAAAGCGTGGCATTTATCTGGTATTCAACGATGGCGGCAGACTGCACGGTCACGCGGTCGGCCACCGGTCTGACGTCCTCGCCATTAAGGGCGTTACGCACCACCGCCAGCAGGTCTTCGGAAGCGACACCGTTATTTTCACGTGACAGCACAGAGATGGTGACACAGGCCGGAGACGGACTGGTGACAGAGATATCCGCGACACGCCCGTCGGCACTGCGACCATGATACTGATAGGCTCCCACCGACCCGGCGACGCTTAAACCTTCAAACGCCTGCTGAATACGCAGACGATAATCGGTGTCAGACTCCATCGCTGCCGGTGTCGGCGGGATAGTCGAATCATCTGCCGGGGTGATAATCAGGCGCGTGGTGTTGTAATTGGCACCAATCACATCAAGGTCATTACCGGCGGCACAGGCCAGCATCACCGCCCGTGCGGCCTCATTCACACGCTGACGCCAGATAAGCTCACGATAAGCATTTTCCTCCAGCAGTTTGACGAGAGGCTCAGATTCCAGTGTCAGGGTACGGGCGACCGCCTCCTGCTGGTCTTCCGGGTAAAGGGAAATCAGTGTCGCCTTGCGTTCGGCAAGAATGGTTTCAAAGTCCAGCTCCTCGACCACATCCGGTGCGGGTAGCTGGTTCAGGTCGATAATCGGCATGATTTCAACTCACAGGGATGGTTAACGAAAGTGGCTGGCCGGTGTCGTTGTGCTGGCCGGTTAACGTGACCGTCATTCGCCCGTCAAAACTGCGCTCAGTGGTGACGGATGACAGGGTGACGCGGGGTTCCCATTTCAGCACAGCCATGTAACAGGCGACCTTAATCTGCAACTCAAGCGCCGGGGTCTGCGGCTGGTCAATCATTGACGCCAGCAACGAGCCGTAATCACGACGCATCACCCGTGAGCCGACCGGCGTGCGCAGGATATCGCCGATACTCTGGCTGATATGCTCAAGGTCAGTGACAGTCAGGCCATCACTGCGACTCATTCCGAGATAACGCGCTGTCATAAAGGACTCCCGGTTGTGCCGCCGCTGTCGCCGGGGTGTTTATGGGTATGCAGTACCTTACCGTTTGATGAAAGTTCACCACCGGTGTGTTCAATGTTGCCGCGCATCGTCCCGCCCTTCTGCACTTCCAGCGTGCCGGTAATCAGCCTGTTGGTGCAGACCACCTCCGGTGTGTCCAGGGTGACGCGGGTTGATGCTTTCACCATGACCACCGGCACCGTGGCAGTAACAGAATCAGAAGCCGTCACGCTGGCCGTTTTAATTCCGCTTACCGTGAGTGCACTGGTTTCGGGTTCATACTCAATCACCGCCCCGTCAGGGAAACGGATATGCAGGGCATCCGCCGACGCAGACGGCGCGGGGTTATCGCCGGAATAAATTCCCGGCAGAACGAACGCCGTGTCGAGTTCACCGCCCACGGCCAGAATCAGCACCTGTTCCCCCACGGAAGGCGCCCACCATGTGCGCGAACGTCCGGCGCGATGGGTCAGCCACTGAAGCCAGTCGGTGCACATGCCGCCGGTCTGCACACGGCAGCGACCGGCGTTAAGGTCGGTTTCGACGATAATGCCGGTGCGTATCATGTTGCGCAGTGCGCGCGCGAGTTCCTGGATATTTGCGAGAGTGTTCATAACGGGAAGGATGCCGCCGGGTCATACCGGCGGCAATGTGACGATGAGGTGTCGGGAATGGCACAACTAACGGTCGAGGTGAGCCAGGATAATCTCTTCAATCATCTGCACATCCTCACCGGTAAAGCCGAGCAGAGGACGCGCCGGATAATCAATTTTCTTACCGTCTTTCCGGTTTTCTTCCGACAGACCGAACTGATGCACACTGGCGATTTTCGGCGACTTCCCGCCGTAAAACTCCATTGATGCCTGTTCCGGGCTGGCGCGGATATGCAAAAAACGACTGGTGATAAGTTTCGCAAACATTTTTCGCTTAACGCGACCGGTCTTTTTTCTGGCGCTCTGCTGCTGGCGTGGTGCGTAGGGTGTGCCGTCCGGGGCTTTCTGTGCCATCACCCGACGCTGCTGACTCTGACGCAGACGTTTCGCCAGTTCGGCGCTCAGTCGTCGACGCCCTGACGGTGACAGCGATTCAATAAGTCCGGTCATCCGGTCTTCAAAACGCTTAAACTCATTCATCCCACTTGCTCACCAGTTCGCCATTGATATAAAGCTCCATCGGGCGGGTGACCGGCTCCGGCGGCGGGGGTTCCGGGATATTCTTCACATGCAGCGCGCCGTCCACCTCACTGACCAGCGTGCGCTCGGTCAGCATCAGGCTGATGCTGATATCAAAGCTGCTGTCATTGTTGATGTCTGCATAAAACGTAAAGCCCTTTTTCTGGCCTTCGTCGGTGGTCATGATGTCGGGCTGATTTTCCCGCAGCCACGCCAGCACCGGCACGATGAGCAGGTCAAAATCACCGGTAAAGTCGGTCACAATGACATTGAGCGTGTAACGCTTTTCAAATGACAGCGACGTCGCCAGTGTGGAGGCAATACTCCCGTTATCCACGAATATCCGCAGCATCTCGGGACTGGTTTTCAGCACCGTGACGGCATCAGTCAGCGCCCTGCGCAGGCTGTCGGGTTTGAGCATCGTTTTCGTCCTGACAGTGTTTAATCATTTTTACCTGGCTGGCACAGCGTGCCAGCGCGTTCTCAAGCTGCCGGATATCGGCACTTAAATCGCCGTTCGTCTCCGGGTCACTGCCCGGCATCGGGCAAAGACTCACTTTCGGGCAGGCGTTGGGGACAATCACTGGCGTCAGTGCAGGCGGGGCGCTGGTGCAACCGGCGCACAGCATCAGGCAGGTCAGCGCCGTACCAACGGCGAAAATCTTCGTTTTCATTAAGTAACCTCGTGATGGTTTTCTCGCGCTGTGCTTCACGTTTCGCGGCGTTCTCCAGTTCCTGACGCAGTGCCACCTGCGCCAGCTCGTTTTTGTCTGCCCTGGTGAGGGCAACATGAAGCTGATTTTTCAGCATGGTGATGGTCGCCTGCTGCCCACTGGCGACGTTGTTCGCCCTGTCCAGCGAGGCGCGCAGGCTGGCGTTTTCATGCTTCACCAGAAACAGCGCCGCTACCGCCAGTGATAACAACACAACCAGCACAATCATCAGCTTTGACATAATTCCCGCCCCTCAAGACGCTGACGACAGGCTTTACGTATCAGCCGGAAAAACAGCGATGCCACGAGATAAATCAGCGCGGTAAAAATCCACCCGGCGGCAACCAGCGAGATAAACGTCGCCACCATCACCACCAGAGCTGCTGCCCGTCTGTGCCACGGCACCGGCTGCAAAAACAGCGACGTGACAATCTTCACGGCCAGCGATTCCGGCGGCAGCTCCCGCCCGTAGCGTTCCAGCACATACTCAGTGGCATACACGCCGACACCACCGGCAACCACACAGATAACCGTCGCCAGAATCGCCCAGGCGGCGACAAAATTGACGGCCACGCTCTGCGGGTAAATCAGGGACAGTGCCAGCATCAGCGCCAGCGACACGTTCAGCATCAGTGAAAGGGATAATTTCTTCATGGTGTTTACTCCGTTTAAGCCGGTACGCCGCCGGCGGTACGCCAGACGGTGACCAGTTTTTCCAGTGAATGCTCACGCTGACCGTAACCGGCACCCGGCAGGGACGCCCAGATATTGCGACAGCGTGAAATGGCGCGCTCAATGCGTCCCGCCCGGATGTCATCCAGTGCACCGCGTTCGCGGATCAACTGAATGGCGAGTCTGTCCTGCGACAACGGACTGAAATCCGGCAGGGCAAGCTGTTTGCGGTAGTGCGGCCAGAACAGGTAAAGCTGCTGATAGCGACCGGAGGCCGTGGATTTTTCACCGCGACGGTTAAACACCTTCGCCGGTCGGCCATGTGCGAACGGGTGGTCACTGTAGTCGGTGAAAATTTCCGGCTTTCCGTCCAGTCCGGTGACTATCACGTCATAGCCCCGGTTTTTCGTCAGCGGATGATTCGCCGTCCCTTCGGACACGGCCAGCATGTCGAGAAAGGCGGCGATATTCTGGTGCGTGTTAATTACCGGCATTACTGTTTCCCCCTGCCCTTAAAGCGGCGCTGAATGGCAATCTCAATCACCTGATAACCGGCGATACCCAGCATGGAGCCGATGCCGCACACCGCAGGCAGTGACAGGTCAGGAAACTGCACCAGAACAACACCGGCAACCATCGAGACAAAACCACCGAGCAACATGCGCCCGATAAACAGACGCGGGGTGATGGGTTCACCACCGGCAAGCACCTTGCCGACAACAATCAGCACCCCAATCATGAAAAGCGACAGGACGCTTTTTTCTTCTGCTGTCATGCGTTACTCCCACAGATTGACAGTTTCAGCCACGGGCTCGGTCTGAACGTCGGGCAGTTCGACGGCGGTGCCGTGCGGCAGCACCGCACCCAGTTCAGCCAGTCCCGGATTTGCGGCGAGCACGGCTTCAACCACGCCCTCAGTGCGCCCGTAATAGCGGACACAAATGGCGTCGAGCGTGTCGCCCTGTAGCGCAAAGGTCTTCATCAGATTTGACTCACGATGCAGCGCGGCTTGTCCTGGATACGCGCCACCGCCCAGCGCATATCCCGCCACAGCTCATCAATGGTGCTGTCAATGCTGTCAGCCTTCTTGTCACCTTTCGCACTGGCATCCACACCGCGATAACGCTCATAAAGCGACGCGGTCGCCATCGCACACACGGCACGCTCGTAGTAAAAAACTTTGATGCTTTCACCGTCGATGTCGTCCGCCGGGACGTCAGCCAGACGCGTAAAACCGGCGGCAATTTTCTGTTCGCGGTACTCGTACAGCTCCGCATTTGTCTCCGCCATGCCTGACTTGATGGCCTCACGCAGACGGGCGGGGGCGACGGTCTGCTCAAGGCGCATACGTTCCCGGACGCGCTTCGGGTCGATATCGGGAAAAAAGAACGTGTTTTTAATCACCGGCTCGTCGCCTGCCGGTTGCGGGATGACCACCGTACCCTCACCGGACACGGGAGCCTCCTTTCGCGGAATAATCAGCGTCATCATGACTACCTCTGAAAAGTCGGGCGGTGGACGCCGGTGCAGTGTCAGGTGATTCACCCTCACTGACCGGCGTGCCGCCCTGGCGCGGGGCGCATTCGGTTGTTAACTGGCTTTCTTTTTCGGGCGTCCACGTTTTGCCGGGGTCACGCTCCGGGTCTTACGCGGGGCGCGGGTGACCGCTTTTGGCTGCGGCTCCGGTTTCAGCTCCCGCTCCAGTCGTTCAATCTCTTTTTTGACGCCTGCCTGACAGTCGAGCTGTGTCGCACGTTGCAGGTGCGCCAGCGCACCGGCGGCATCACCAGCGTCACGCAGAAACAGACCGGTGATTTTGTGCAGCTTTGCGCGCACTTCATCAGGCATGTCAGCCGTGGCGGTCAGTTCGAGGGTCTCCGTCAGCAGGCGGGTATCCACAGACTCACCGGCAGCGTGAGCACGCATGGCCGCGAGCGCCACCTCCTCGGTGAACATGTACGGCGGGGTGCGGCGGTGTTTACCCGGCATGGTCAGACCGTACTTCAGGGCATAACGGGCAATCTCCAGCGCACCGGCAATATCGCCGGTATCCAGACGCCACAGCATGACCGTCATCAGAATGTCATCCTGTGCACCTTTGCCCTGCTCCAGCACGCCGTTCACCCACGGCAACCAGAACGGCAGCAGTTCGCGTTTTTTCGCGGCCTTAAGCTCTTTTGAATAAATCGCTTTCAGTGTGCGCTGGTCTGCGGCCAGCTTGACCAGCATCTGCTCATAGACAGTTGCATGTCGCAGCGGGGCGGCTTCCCGCTGCGCGGTCATCGCTGCCGAGACCCGCATCATGTGGCGCTGTGCGGGACTCGTCATCGGTTACGCTCCCGGCTCTGCGGTCGCCTTAGCCGGTGTGGAGAAATCACCGACCTTAATTTTTTCCACCAGACAACCGGCGGCGTAGTCTTCCACCACGTAATCAATGTTCATTGACTCATAGTTCTCCACGCGGTCGAGTTTCGGGTTTTCCTCAATCACGCGGCGATGGCTGTCATCCATGTAGTAGATGGACAGGTTTTCCAGCTTCGTGATGAGCATCGCATCAGCCGGGAAGTACGGGACGCGTACCGCCGGCAGGTTACCGATGCGTTTCTGGCTGATGATGACGTCAGCGGCCAGCATTTCGCTGTTGTCCTGCTCCTTGTTAACGATGGGGAAATACTTGTCCGCCAGTAGCTGACGCCCCACAATCACCACAAGGTCAGGGTCTTCCTGATACCACGGCTCAATCAGGTTATTGGTCGCATCCATCACCAGTGCATCAAGGCTGGCATAATCACCGCCCTTACCCACGCGGATGACCTCAGAGGTCGTGTGACCTTCCTCGTCAGTGACCTTGCTCATCACGCGCGCCGGGGCTTCATTGCGGTATTTCTGCAGCCAGCCGACCGCCACATCCTGCAGCATCGGGTTACTGCTGCGGTCAGAGGTTTCGGCACGCTTCACGCCGTTAAAACCGGCCATGATGAAATCAAGGGACTGGCGTTTGATAATGGCGTTACGGATACGGAGCTGGAAATCCTGATAACGCGCCCACAGGTCAAGCGTTTTGTAGCGGATATAAAAATCGAAGTTAATCTGGTCGCATTCGTACTTGTTTGACGCCAGCTTCGAGAAGTCCTTCGGCTGACGCTCGGTGCCACCGGCGGTGTCGGTGGTGCTGGCGATGGAGCCGGTGACACCAATACCAATTTTTTCCCCTTTCATTTCGCTGACCGGCACAATGTTGATGCGGGTCAGAAAGTCAGAGGACTCCTGCATGGTGTTCATCAGGGTCTGGGTGACCGACGGTTCAACGGTGAATTTTTTCGACACATCACCGGCGTCGATGCCGTTCAATTCGGCAACACGGGACAGGTAAGCATTAAATTTAAAGCGGGTTTCCTGGCGCATAGTTTTTCCTGAAAATTAAGGGTTAATCGTGAAGGTTTTCCCGGACTGACTGACGCCGGTCAGCAGTTCGTCATCAGGGCGTCACCGCCACCACCGGTGGCCTTGCTGCGGCGCTGCTGGGTCAGACTTTCGGTGTGGTCGAGACTGTTTTTCAGGCGGCTGAATGCCTGGCTGGTTTCATCCGCCCTGTCAGCCACATCCTGCTTAAGTGCGGAAAAGGCGGTTTCCATCTCAGCAAGGCGCTGCTCAGTGGCGCTCAGTTTTTCCTGCACATGTTCAGCAACAGCGGTCACCGCTTCATGCACATCATTCAGACGGGCGTCATCGCTGGCCTGTTTGCGGCCAAAAATGGATTTCACCTTTTCGGTCAGGGCGGTGAACACGGTTTCAGGCAGGTCTTCAAATTCCAGCTCAACGGGCGTTGCCACTGAAATCAGGTTTTCAGGGCTTAATTTGAAGCGGTTCAGGGGGTTGTGTTTTGCCGTGCGGCAGAATTCCAGGTATTCCGTGCCGAGGCTTGCCGGGTCATCGGTGACGGCCAGCCCCACCAGATAACATTTGCCGGTGTTGGCAAAGTTCGGCTGAATTTCCATTGAGGTGTAGACCTTCTGCGCGGCCTTGTTCATCGCGATAAGGTCATCGGTCGGGGTGATTTTCGCAAACAGCGCCCATTTGCCTTTCAGCGCCGAATCATCGTCAATCTTTTCGGCCTTCAGTTCAACCACATCGCCATAACGTTTAAAAATACCGTCAGGCAGGATGCCGCGCAGATGTTCCAGGTTAATGCGGCAACCATAGACTCGCGGGTCAAAGGTTTCGGCCATTTCCTGAATATCCTGCGCACTGATGACACGCCCGTCACAGGTGTCACCCTCAACGCCGATACGAAAGAATTTTGAGACTTTTTTTGCCATTGTCAGGAGTCCTGAATAGTGATTAGAGGAGTCACATGTCGGCATCAGTTTCCCGACGATGCGCATCCTCCGCCATCAGTCCCGGATGGCTTATCACTGACACAACAGCACCTTAGCGAATCGCGGGGCGCGACTCAGTAGCCTTGCCGTGTATTCATCACGGCGAGGTATTCATGACCATCACCACAGACACCACTCTTTTGCACGACCCGCGCCGTCAGGCGGCGCTGCTGTACTGGCAGGGGTTTTCCGTGCCGCAGATTGCCGCCATGTTGCAGATGAAACGCCCGACGGTGCAGAGCTGGAAACAGCGCGACGGCTGGGACAGCGTTGCCCCCATCAGCCGTGTCGAAATGAGTCTGGAAGCGCGGCTGACCCAGCTCATCATCAAACCGCAGAAAACCGGCGGTGACTTCAAGGAAATTGACCTGCTGGGACGCCAGATTGAACGACTGGCACGGGTCAACCGTTACAGTCAGACCGGCAACGAGGCAGACCTTAATCCGAACGTCGCTAACCGCAACAAAGGCGGGCGCCGCAAACCGAAAAAGAATTTTTTCAGCGACGAAGCCATCGAAAAGCTGGAGCAGATTTTCTTTGAGCAGTCTTTCGAATATCAGTTGCACTGGTATCGCGCCGGGCTTGAGCACCGCATCCGCGATATCCTGAAATCCCGCCAGATTGGCGCAACGTTTTATTTTTCCCGCGAGGCGCTGCTGCGCGCCCTGAAAACCGGCCATAACCAGATTTTTCTGTCGGCCAGTAAAACGCAGGCGTATGTGTTCCGCGAATACATCATCGCCTTTGCCCGTCTGGTTGACGTTGACCTGACCGGTGACCCGATTGTCCTGGGCAATAACGGCGCAAAACTGATTTTTCTCGGCACCAACTCCAACACCGCGCAGAGCCATAACGGCGACCTGTACGTCGATGAGATTTTCTGGATCCCGAATTTTCAGGTACTGCGTAAGGTGGCATCAGGTATGGCCTCACAGAGTCACCTGCGTTCGACCTATTTCTCCACCCCGTCCACGCTGGCGCACGACGCCTACCCGTTCTGGTCGGGTGAACTGTTTAACCGGGGACGCGCCAGCGCCGCTGAACGCGTGGAAATCGACGTCAGTCATAACGCACTTGCCGGAGGTCTTCTCTGTGCGGACGGCCAGTGGCGGCAGATTGTCACCATTGAGGACGCCCTGAAAGGCGGCTGCACGCTGTTCGACATTGAGCAGCTCAAACGCGAAAATAGCGCCGACGATTTTAAAAACCTGTTCATGTGTGAATTTGTTGACGACAAGGCGTCGGTGTTCCCGTTCGAGGAGCTGCAACGCTGCATGGTCGACACGCTGGAAGAATGGGAAGACTATGCGCCGTTTGTCGCGAATCCGTTCGGCTCCCGCCCGGTATGGATTGGTTACGACCCGTCACACCGTGGCGACAGCGCCGGATGCGTGGTACTGGCACCGCCGGTGGTGGCCGGTGGCAAATTCAGAATACTTGAGCGTCACCAGTGGAAAGGCATGGACTTTGCCACTCAGGCGGAATCCATCCGCAAACTCACCGAAAAATACAACGTCGAATACATCGGTATTGATGCCACCGGCCTCGGTGTCGGCGTGTTCCAGCTCGTGCGCTCGTTCTATCCCGCCGCGCGCGACATCCGCTACACGCCGGAAATGAAAACCGCAATGGTGCTCAAGGCAAAAGACGTTATCCGTCGTGGCTGTCTGGAATATGACGTCAGCGCCACCGACATCACCAGCTCGTTTATGGCTATCCGCAAGACCATGACCAGCAGCGGACGCAGCGCCACCTATGAGGCCAGCCGCAGCGAGGAAGCCAGCCACGCCGACCTCGCCTGGGCGACCATGCACGCCCTGTTAAATGAGCCACTCACCGCCGGTATCAGCACCCCGCTGACATCCACCATTCTGGAGTTTTACTGATGAGCAAGAAAAAAGGGAAAACACCGCAACCTGCGGCAAAAACAATGACCGCCAGCGCCCCGAAAATGGAGGCATTCACCTTTGGTGAGCCGGTGCCGGTACTCGACCGCCGTGACATTCTGGATTACGTCGAGTGCATCAGTAACGGCAGATGGTATGAGCCACCGGTCAGCTTTACCGGTCTGGCAAAAAGCCTGCGTGCTGCCGTGCATCACAGCTCACCGATTTACGTCAAACGTAATATTCTGGCCTCGACATTTATCCCGCATCCGTGGCTTTCCCAGCAGGATTTCAGCCGCTTTGTGCTGGATTTTCTGGTGTTCGGTAATGCGTTTCTGGAAAAGCGTTACAGCACCACCGGTAAGGTCATCAGACTGGAAACCTCACCGGCAAAATATACCCGCCGTGGCGTGGAGGAGGATGTTTACTGGTGGGTGCCGTCCTTCAACGAGCCGACACCTTTCGCGCCCGGCTCCGTGTTTCACCTGCTGGAGCCGGATATTAATCAGGAGCTGTACGGTCTGCCGGAATATCTCAGCGCCCTTAACTCTGCGTGGCTGAATGAATCAGCCACGCTGTTCCGCCGCAAGTATTATGAAAACGGCGCACATGCCGGATACATCATGTATGTCACCGATGCCGTGCAGGATCGCAACGATATCGAAATGCTCCGCGAAAACATGGTCAAGTCAAAAGGCCGCAACAACTTTAAAAACCTGTTTCTCTATGCACCGCAGGGAAAGCCAGACGGCATCAAAATTATCCCGCTCAGTGAAGTGGCAACGAAGGACGATTTTTTTAATATCAAAAAAGCCAGCTCCGCTGACCTGCTGGACGCGCACCGCATCCCCTTTCAGTTGATGGGTGGCAAGCCGGAGAACGTCGGGTCGCTGGGTGATATTGAGAAAGTGGCAAAGGTCTTTGTCCGCAATGAGCTTATCCCGTTACAGGACAGGATTCGGGAAATAAACGGCTGGCTCGGTCAGGAGGTCATCCGCTTTAAAAACTACTCACTGGACACTGACAACGGCTGAACATCGCCGCCTGCGGGCGGCTTTTTTACACCCCGTCATCACGCCCTCACACACTCACCACCGCACAAAACAGCCCGCAGACACACCAACGCCCCGGCGCACAATCTAAACGCCATTACGACGTGCTGAGACGCTGAAAAAATAAAATCAGCACCACCGCCAGCGCGCAGTGCTTTCCCCGCCTCGCCCGCCCGCTTCTTGAGGATATTCTCATGCACATCTATAAGTTAAGCAAAAGCCCGCCAATTCTGACGGGCCTTAACAAAAAAATTATTCAAATGGTCATGCAGATCCATGCAGCATATATAGGCATCCTTAAGTGTTAAAAACTAGCCATCTAGTTTTTTAACGATTTCAGCAATCCTTGCAACAGTAGCCTGCCTCTCTGTATATTCTCTATACGAGCTCTGTGCGCTATTAATTAGCCCATCATAATAAACAATCCGACCATTCACTGACTGTAGCTGAAGGTTAGTATAAGATGGGTCTAACGCATAATCTGATGGCTCTCGACCAAGGACAAAAATCACATCAATTGATGGTGTTGAGGCCGGGTCAACAGCTTTTGCACACTTAATTACTGCCTGCCTGTACTTATTCCCCTGAATGACTAGATTTGCAACAGAAGTCAATACGCTAGCTCTCTTAAGTTCAATTATAATATGCTTACCTGCAGATGAGCGATATTTTATATCCATGCGACCTTTTTTCTCTTCTTCACTCAGGCCAGCATCAATCCTGTCCCACTCTTGGTTAACACGCGACTCCATTATTGGAGAACCATCAATTCTTTCCCATGAAGGGTCTAATAACCAAAGGTGTTCAAAAAGATAACGTTGCAATACTTTTTCTTTTTCATCATTATCGACTAGGCCCTTGAAGCTTTGAATAACATCTACACGACTCTTAGCTATCTCATAATATAATGTTGCCTCTAAATCGTCTTGTTTCTCAAGCAATGGCAATAATTTTTCTGCATTAAAAAATACAGCATCAGCTAGCTCCTGCGACATTTCCTTAATACGCAAACGCTCAAATGCAAAAATTGCATGTTTAAAGAGTTCCTTCTTCTCTTGTGGTTTATCCTCCAAAGGCAACGATTCAATTTGAGCGATCATTTTTTCTGCATAGCCTCGAGAAGCAGGTTTTAATGAACCGATCCACTCTGCAAGTACCGGATTCGATTCTTTAGCTTCCTTTGCTCCTTGCTTTTCTCGTAGTGAGCTCCATTGACTAGCAACCTTTCTCAGGGCAATCTTAACCAATGATTTCAAATATTGATAACGAGGGTCATCTTCAACAACTCGTTGTCTATCACTTGTTGCAATATCTTCATCTTCATCTGTATCAAGGAAGTCTGCCTCAAGTTGCCCTGTAAGATACTTTGTGTATATCCCACCATCGTTTATATCATCTAAAATGTTCTCTTGAAACAATCGACCTCTAGATAAAACAACAATGCTATTTAGATTCCCTTCAGGTGTATTCAACTGACTAGGTTGTTTTATACTACCAATCCACCCTTTAATGCTCCATTCAGGATTAAATAAATGACTTTCTGTCAAAAATGATGAAATGTCAGTTACAGTTATTAACCCCGGACATTCTTTTTTAAAATCTACCCCCGAGTTAATATCCCATACGAACTGAACATGTTTTAGGTCCTCACGTTCCTTTGCTGTTACTTCTACATCATCAACGAAGACCCTAAAATCATTACTACCAATAACAGAAAAACGCCTTGCTAACTTTTTACGCAAAGCAGTTGCAGTGGCAGGTATGCGAGATCGATTTAAATCACGCAATGTTACTAATGTTCCTTTAGTCACAGAAAGTTGAGCAGAATCCAAAGGTTCTGGATAATATCTACCAGCCCCACTTTTGATTGCATGCTCTATTTTTGGAACTTCCATAACTAAACCATGTCGTTCTCCATCCTTGATTGATTCAACCGTTACAGTTTTTGCAATAGAAAATAAAGATAACTTACCAATACCTTTTCTGCCCATGGGTAGTCGTCCCTTGGGAGTTAATAGCTGGCTTTTATCATTTCTTTTTTGATAGCCAACTGTTAGATATTTCGAATTCATATCATGAATGGTCATTCCAAAACCATTATCCGAAATAGTGATTCTGTCAGGAGAAAGTTTTATATGCACTTCTGTAGCATCTGCATCCCATGCATTAGCTACCGTTTCCGTAATCACTGCCGCAACATTGCTATAAAGGTTGATCCCCAGATGCCCCAGTACACTCAAGCTAACCAGCATCTCATAAGTATGTGTATTTTCATCAACATGCGATAAAACTTCGCTATGCTCCGCCATTTCTCCTACTACCCCCAGATAGACTATTGATAAATGATTTTCCTACAACTTCGCCTAGTTTTACCGGAACGGCATTACCAATCAAGCGACCAACTGTTGCAAATGTGATCTTTGCACCTGGTTCAGAAAAAACATAGTTCTCCGGAAAACTTTGAAAGATAGCTGCCTCACGTAAAGAAATAGCCCTATCTTGTTGAGGATGCCCAAAACGTCCATTACCAAAACCAAAACATAGGGTTGTCATTGTAGGAGCTGGTTCATCCCATCTCATCCGTCCATATACACTTGTGTAAGTTTTGCCACTACTTTTCTTATGGCACGCAGCAACCAACTCAGGATCCCAATCCTTCCATGTTCCACCTGGTTTTGATTGACGAATCCTTTCGAGATTTAAAGGGCTCATTCCCTGAGCAACGTGTAATGGATCTTTCTCATCAGCTTGCCCTGAATCTATCTCTGGCAAATGAGAAATAGCATCTTTCACTGTTACGTAGTTATCTTCTGAATGTGTTGGAGGAATCAACACAACATCACTGATCTTGGATGCCAGTAAAACTAATCGCTGCCTTTTCTGAGGCACGCCATATTGTTGACAGTCAACGACGCCATACCAGACCTTATACCCACTTTCCTTAAGGTCTTTAACAAAATCCAAGAAAATTTTATGCTTTTGTAACCTAGGTACGTTTTCCATGGTTATCAAGTCTGGTGAAGATTCTTTAACTAGCCGTCCAAATTCACCTAAGAGTTTCCATTTGCCGTCAGCAGATTCAATCTTTCCTTTTCGATAACTTGAAAAAGGCTGACATGGAGCGCAACCAGCAAGGAGTCTAATTCCCTGTTCTGGCCACAAGCGCATAAGGTCTTGACCTGTTACATCACAAATATCTGAATTTATATATTTAGCTTTGTTGTTGTGCTCATACGCCCATCTGCAATCTGGATCTAAATCAATACCAGCAATGACACCAATCCCTGCTTGTATCAAACCATGGGTTAATCCACCTGCACCACAAAAAAGGTCAATAGCATAAATTTTAGACATAACATCCTCTCCCTTAGTGCCTCCTATTTTAGCTAAGAAATATCGAGACATCGAGCATCTTCAATGACATAGCCAGATTAATCCTAATCTATTGAAATAGATGATTAATAAGTGTAATGACGGAATGTAACATTAAAAGTATCTTTGTCATAACACTTCGGTATCTCACAAATTGGCATCATGGCTCAATACCTCTTATCTCTGCTGCCATCTATTAAACTAAGCAGATTCATACTGGATATTTTTCGCGTTATGGTGCTGTTTTCCATACATACCGCATACATTTTCAACACAGTTCAATACTTAACAAAACATAATCTTCCAGCCAGTCTGACAGGTCAGTAACATCTGTTATCCTGGCTTCAACCTTTCGCCCCGTATACACACCCTGCCCCCATTCATGCAAAATCAACGTGTCCCCGCGCTCATAATTACGGTCATTTTTCCGAAACTCTGCGCGTTTCTTTCCTTCCAGCACAAGGTCGAAATATTTTGCGTGCAGCTTTACCTCGTGAATTTTTGCCATCATGTCCACTCCATTACTGTTGAGAATCCCGGCCACTCATCAGCGACCGGATACGTGAAGTTTTTCCCGTCATAATTTACGGTCGCGCCACGCGCCAGCGCCTCAAGCTCCCATCGCTGCGGCCTGATACCGTTCTGAGCAAGGTCAACGCGGATACGGGTAATTTGCATTCGTTCCGACCGGGTCATTCTGGCCGATGGCGCTATTTCATGCGGTTTTAACGGGCTTCCGGCTCTTTGCTGACGATTTGGTGTTCTCAGGCCGTGTTTTAATGCGCCCCTGAGCGCCCTCACGACCTCCGGATCACTCCATTCGATAACACCGTCATCAACCAGATTTAGCACTGCTGCGGCATGCTCAGAAGGTGTGGGAGCCGGTAACGAAGCATCACTACCGGTGAGCTTTCCACAGTTATTGACAGGACTCCGAGGCGCGGCGATGCCGCTTTTTAAAGTCAAAGGCTCAACGACCGGAACTTTCGGAACAATGCGCCAGTCCGTCGTTCTGGTGATATGAATATGACGCGCGCCGAGATGCGGCGCGTAAATGCCGACCACTCTCTCGACTTCTTCCTCGTACTCGTTAACTTCATCCGACGGGCTACGGGCAACCCTGACAGTCTGACAATCGCGCGGGACATTTGCCCCACCCTGCGCGCTGATATACAACGCAAAATCACCACTGTCTGCGGCGGCGCGTGCAGCCTCGACGCGCTCGTCAAACTCATCAGCAATGCTGACGCCGCTAGGCAATTTGCGTAGTTCACGGTAAGCCCCCATTGTCGGCAGGCCAACCGTTTTAAATTGTGGGATACGCCACGTTGACGCCCATGCGGTAACAGCCGCTGCAGTATCTTTCAGCGGCCTGCCGGTATCGTTATCGAGCTGACCATCCAGTGCATAGCCGTCGATGTTTTTTGAAATGTATTTCGCGATATACCCCGCAGCACCGCCCCGGTTAAGATGTTTTGCCTGAAAACGGTTTCGCGCAGCTCCTCTTTCGTCGCCATCCTCTTTGAGCGCGTAGCGACGCATGATTTCAATAATCTGGTTACACTGGCGTGGATTACAAAAAAGCATCATATGCCAGTGCGGCGTTCCGTCGTGGTGTGGCTCGACGACTCGCAAACCGTAGACCTGTAAATCATTATCCTTGAATGCCGTGCGCATCAGGCTCCAGATACGGCAGAGATAACGCTGCGCATCCTTTGGATTAAATGCCTCATCGTTCCAGCCGTGATTTAGCTGGACGGTTTTACTTTCGCCTTTTCCGACCTGACGTGTCGGGTGATACTTTGACGGCGCGGTCAGCGTGATAAACATCCCCACATCACCCTCTGCTACGGCGTAACGCTCAATACCGACGATGGTGTTCATCAGCTCCATCCGGCGAATTTCTGGATTAGAAATACTGCCCATCACCTTACTGATAAGGTCGATGCGCTCGCCGGTTTCCCTGTTTTCAAGGTCACACGATTTAAGAAATTCCAGATTTGCCTGGCGGCGCGCACGCACATCACGAATGGCATGTTTACTGGCATAAGGAGAACGGTCTTTATTCACCTCCCCGACAGCAATCAGTAACGCCTCATGCCAGCGCATACGCTGGCCTTTAAGCTGATGAGTCCACCACTCATCGTTAAACAGACGGACAATGGCAGAATATGCCTGCCTCGTGGTCATCTGTCCTTTACGGTATTTTTTCCAGTAGAGAGGGGAAATATTGAAAGCACGTGCAGCGCCAGCAACATGACCATACAGGTGAGCCTGCGCCTCATCCGTAAACAGCGATTCTTTTTCGCCATGCGCATCCACCCAGGCATCGCAGAGTTCCTCATACATCATGAAAAGCTGCGATGAGATACGGGCGGCAAACTTTTTCAGCTCCTTGTCATTCATTCCCGGCAGGCGCGCATAGTGGTCACGCTCTGCCAGAAACAGCAACGACGCGTCGGTGTTCATTTCATGGCGCTGATTCACACGCTCAATGCGCGGTCATAAACGACGCTGAAAAGTGGATGTGAGAAAATAAAACCCGTGTACCGGACTTTTATTGCGCCGGATGTAGTCATAGCGTGAAGTAAACAGCGAGCGCAAAAAGTAAGGCAGGCGGTTAATCGTGGATAAAACACCTTGCACCTGACGCATCTCGTCACGTGTAAGGGGCCTTTCGCGCCCGACAGCCTCGCGTGGCGCGTTCCATGCATAAGCACCGGTAAACGCCTTACCGGTGCCTGCAGCAAATGCTGACGGAGGTACGCAGGTGTATTGCTCCTGGAAAGAATGACTCATTCACATACACCGGCATAGACACTACTGCAAACGGCTTTATCATTCGCCGAAGCCAGTAAATCAAACTGAGTACCCCCACGCGTTGTCATTGACCAGTCATGGTAGGTTTCTATTCCGTATGCCTCGACTGTTACAATCTCAATACGACGTTCTGCGCGTAGCGGATCATGTGTGGATGGGAAAAAAGTGGAATTTCCCCGACGGGAGCACGACGCAACCAGTCGTTCCCATTCAGAAACCCGTTTTATTTCCTCCGGCCACCGGCGAAAAATTTCTGCCAGTTCAGATTTACGGACATGAATACATGGCATACAACCAACACGGCCACACCCCTGCTGATATAACGGATTTGGCTTAATGTCATGTCTTCTGGCTATTGCAAATACATCTTCATGCTTCCAGTGCAAAATCGGGCGATATACATGCAATCCGGGGGTGTTGTCTGCATCCTCTTCCCAGACAGGTAAAGCAGCGCGTGATGGCGATTCCTGAGCACGCACTCCCTGCCAGCTAATCACTTCCTCAAATTCATTGAGTAAAGGCAGGATTACCTGAGAACGCACGGGCTCATGTTTCAGTTCAAATGTGCAAAATCTGGCTTTGGTTGATGGGAAACGCCCCTTCCACAGACACAAATCAAGAAACGGGATACCCGTTGGTTTGAGAATTTCCAGCGCACAACTGATGCGCTGGTGCGCTTCTTCTTCCGACATTCCACAATCGTTAACCAACAAATCAGGCCATTTGGTCTGGATAAACTTGCGCTTTGATTCAATCCGGCAGGAAAAATCAGCCCTGACCCTTTTAATTGGGCCAAGCCGTTTTTCCAGATAATCCAGATATTTCATTGTCTGTGGATGTTCATGTCCCGTATCAGCAAAAACCGGCAATATGGGTACATTTTCTTCAATAGCGACAAGCCACTGAGCAAGGCTGTCCTTTCCACCTGAAACAAAAATAACATTGATGGTATTTTCAGTATGGCAACGAGCATCAGTAATCATTCAGACGCTCCTCTGGAGAACGCCTCTGAACAACGCTTGCTGAGCTGCTCAACCTGCGTGTTTAAATCGGCAAAAGATTTTGCGCTTCCGGTCAGAATATCGTGATGCATCAGGCCGGAAACGAGCTGGCTTAATTTCGGGTAATAACCAACCACCGCCAGCCATTCCTGACCGGCGTTTTTACCGCTTTCCGCTCTCTTTTTCTCGTGGAGAATAAACTGAAAGCTGTCACTGGTAACGACATAACGTTCGCCAATTTCAATACGAATACTCATGCCGTTCTCCGGTAATGTTTGTTTTTTGCTTCAAAGACTGACTGACAGGAAACACAACGCGTGGCTGACGGATAAGCCGCACGACGGGCAGCAGGTATTGGCGCGTCACACTCTTCGCAAACCAGCGCAGAAGCACCGCAATGTTTTACCCTTGCCGCGTTAATCTGGCGCTCCAGTAATTCAGCCTGTTGTTCCTGAATAAAATCTACGTTGTCCGGCATTACCAGCTCCTTTTGTCGTTCAGTTTCTTAAATTCATCAGCGCAATAGCTGGTGACTTCTGTCGTTAATTTTGTCAGTTCATCCACGGAGGAAATTTGCTTGTGGAATACAGCGCGTTTAACAAGTAAATTGACCACATCAGACAGGAGGTTTAATTCACTCTGATAAATCGCGATAACAGATTCAGTTATTTCGCGCTTCTCTTTATCAATACCAAGTTGAATAAGAGACAAATCACCATTTTTCATAACGGCGATTTTTAAGGCGTTATTCAGTAATACAACCGAACGAGAACAGGACATCAAAGCACCTCCCCGCGAGACAATCCGATATTGTGAAATTTTTCCGACTCCTGACTGAGCAGCTCGACTATCTCCACGCGGGATAACTCCGCCTTTGTGATGTGGCGAATCATGGCGTCAAGATGAGAAGAAAAGCGCGTCGCAGCGTCGGCCTGTGCTTCGGTTCTGGCCTGTTGCAGCAGTAATGCGTATATACCGCACTGATTTTCAGAAACTGTATGCATGACTTTCTCCAGGCAAAAAGAAGCCCCGCACAATTAAGTGCGTTAAAAACTCTGGTTAATTACTTAATGCAGATATTGCTCTGGTTTTACCGACGTCAGAATTGTCGGTGCATACTCAAACAGGCTGAATAATTCACGTAATGCACGGAATAAAGCATCACGCCAGTAACATGATTCTTCATTAATTCGCCAGTACGGCTGGTTGAATTCTTTTTCTGTCAGTCGTGCGTGCATAAATAAAGTACGGCGCTGACTGACGGTTAAAAAACTAATATATGCATACTCACTTGCGCCAACCTGACGGCGTTTTGAGAATGCCCCACGCAATTCATCAATTGCACAAACCAGCCGTTCACGTTCGACGTCGTTCATTTCTTCAAAACGCATCGTTGCGTGACGTTGTTTTAACTGCGCATGAAAGCAAACCGTTAGCCGTTCGCGTTCCATCATCTGATTATAATAATCGCATGTCTCCTGCCAGCGAGGGACGGCCAGATGCTTACCAATTATCCGGCGCATAGCTGCTGGCTGTTTTTCAACGAGATTGAGCGTCATCACTGTCATTTCCAGACCCTCCGGCTTTTCAGAAAGGTCAGAGCCTTTTTTACCGGACTCTGTTTTTTGGTGCGGATAATGATTCCCTTGCGCCCTTTCCCGTGGGTGATGGTGAAGTCAATCGCCCTGGGGCTTTCGTTACGCAGTAACTGAGCAATACAACGCGGTTCACTCATAATCACAACCCCATCCACAAAAGCCATGCATCACGCTGTTCAACCGGTCGGTTATAAAACGCCTCTCGTACAGCGCGATTAAACTCTGGAATGAAAACCCACTTCTCACCGACACGAGCGTTCGTCTTACTTGGATCACGAAGCTCAATAACTGGCAATTTATTCTCTTTTACCATCTTGACTACAGCCGTTTCTGGCTTACCAAGTAACTCTGCAAACTTAACCGTATGTACCGCATCAATCGGGTACTGAATCACATAGTCATTGACTTCCATTGATTAGCCCTTTTTGCTTTCGTGTTACCCTTATTAGATCCAGTCCCTTCTAGGTCGCCCCTGTCCTTTCTAGGGACTGGCTAACACACTCAGAAGGTCACCAATACACAACCTTTTGATGGGAATATAAGTCACCAATAGGTTACTGTCAAATGCAGACATTCGAAAAACTGAAAGCGATTAGGAAAGCAGAAGGCTTAACACAGGCTAAATTCAGCGAAATTAGCGGGATAGCTCTAGGAACAGTCAAAAATTACGAAAGTGGGCATAAAGACCCTGGTCTCAGCATCGTGATGCGAGTCACAAATACACCTTTATTTAAAAAATATACGCTCTGGTTAATGACTGGTGATACGTCACCACAAGCTGGTCAGATCGCGCCGGCTCTCGCACACATTGGGCAAAAACCAACAGAATCAGACCACTCCGGGAAACAGACTGGTTAACACTCTATAAACATTACATTTTCACCATTTGTTACCAAGATGGTGAATACAGCGTCAGAGGGCTTTCTTATGTCAATTAAGAAGCTCGATGATGGACGCTATGAAGTGGACATTAGACCTCGCGGTCGCGACGGAAAACGCATCCGCAGGAAGTTTGAAAGAAAAGCTGAGGCTGTAGCATTTGAGCGATACACAATCGCCAATGCCAGTCAGAAAGAATGGGCAGGCCAGCGAGCAGACCGCCGAACTTTGACAGAATTGCTCGACATCTGGTGGAAATATCACGGGCAAAACCACGAGCATGGGACAAAAGAGTTTAATCATCTGCTCAAAACCATCAGCGGTATAGGTGATATACCGGTGAGCCGGATGAACAAAAGGGCTTTGATGGATTATCGCTCCATGCGACTACGTGATGGCATCAGTGCTGCAACGATAAATCGTGACATATACCGATTATCCGGCATGTTCACAAAATTAATTCAACTGGATGAATTTTCCGGGCAACACCCAATTCACGGACTGCCGCCACTGACGGAGGCCAACCCTGAAATGACGTTCCTGGAAAAAGCAGAAATCGAAAAACTGTTAAATGTTTTGGCTGGTGATGACTTACTTGTCGCGCTTTTATGTCTGAGCACTGGAGGAAGATGGACGGAAGTTGCCACGCTAAAACCAGCACAGATTACAAATTGCAGGGTTACCTTCCTGAAAACCAAAAACGGTAAAAAGCGAACCGTGCCGATTTCTGAGGAACTGGAGAAAAAAGTAAAAGAGGAGGCCAGTGCCAAATTATTCAAAGTTGATTATGAGAAGTTTTGCGGGATTTTACGCAGAGTGAAACCTGATATACCACCCAATCAGGCAACCCATATCCTGCGACATACATTCGCAAGTCATTTCATGATGAATGGGGGCAACATAATTGCACTGCAACAGATTCTGGGGCATGCGAGCATTCAGCAGACGATGGCCTATGCGCACCTTGCGCCTGATTACCTGCAAAACGCAGTAGCGTTAAACCCACTAAAGGGTGGTTTAACGATTCGATAA